GATAAATTACTGACCAATGAAGAAGCGCGAGAGATATTATTCAACGAGACAGAGGAGACAGCGAGAGATATGAAAAGTCTTGAGTCCGAGATAAAGTTTCTCCGAGAATTAGTTGAAAAACTATCAAACGGAAGACAGTCAAAGATTATAGAAATCATCAAGACCGTCCACGCTCCGTACTACCAGCAACAGTGGTATCAGCCGTATCAAACGTGGTGTGGCGAAGTAACAGGTGGTAATTATTCTTTAGGTTCGTCAGTAAACGCAATCAATTCAGCGACAAACGCGATGCAATCATTGAATAATCTCACTACAGGTTCAACATCTTTCTCGGCAATTAAGACGTTCTAACTTACTCACCCGACCCCAGAAATTAGTGTGCGCCTTCCTGTCTTCTGTTAGAGGGGGAGTTTCTAAAGTGGTTATTGGGTTATGATTTCCATTCTCTTAATGGAGTCCGATTCTATTTCACAATATGGGTTGGCGATTTTTATACCATTTGCATAAATACCGTCAGTTCTTTCTTCAACTTCAACCCACTCACCATTTTTCTTTTGTGCTTGATTCATATTTCATTCTTCATAGAGAGAGTTAGAGTGGTTTCTCCTTCTTAACTAGCTCTGAATGACAAGAGCAGTCTTTTTTAACACAACAATCTTCCTCCTGCGTCATTCGTTTACAGTACTTGCAACACTCTATTGCTTCTAGAAATGCTGGTGAAGGGATGTCCCATATTTCAGATGCTTTTTTCATCTTACGGTTTATTAGAGACTACTTGGAGAGAGAGTAATTTATTTATTTCACTTTCCTTTTCCTCGTCTGAATAATCTACACAGAATATAATGTCGTGTACTTTTTCTTCCATAGAGTTAGTCATAATTCTTTAATTACCTTGTATCCAGCCATTTTTACCATTCCAATAGCTCTTTCAAGAGTCAAAGTGTCGGAGGGACTAAGTGTCCTTTTCTGAGTATCAGAGAATTCGCGAGAGACGACCCGACTGCCGGCACCCCACCTGCTCGGGTACCCGACCGAACGGACCCCGACGCCCCACCCGCCACTGTCGGAGTCCCAACACGCGCTCACAGCCCAGAGCACACCTCTTTCGTCTTTGATGTAGCAAATATACCATTCGTGCGGAGCATCTTTCAAGAAAGCCAATAGGTCGCCGAGTGTAATCGGATTAGGTCGTAGTTCTGCTTGAATAGCCGTATCATTCATATCACGAGGCAGTTTTTTGACCTCAATACCTTCCGCGCTAACTTCTTCAAACTCCATACCATAGAATTTCTCTTTGAAATTATCTCTGACATACGAGATGCCGTTTTTACCGACTGCAAATTCTTTAGTTGAGTATAATTTAATCTTTTTCATACAGATTTAATTAATGGCAAACAATCACCACCATTGAACGCAGCAGCAAGGTCTTCACCGAATAAAGGAATACCAACTGGATAGACTTTGTCTCCGATGATTATTGCTTTTGGTTTGTTTTGTTCATCGTTTAAGATGAAACCTGTGATTGGTTGTGGGGTCATAGGTTAATTAGTTTCAAACACAGCCAATATATTTGGAATCATCTCTACAGCAACTCTTTCGGCGGTCTTTTCTCGGAATTCTTTCGTAATGATTTCTTCAGCTATCTTCATATGATTTGCAGTTAATGGAACACCACGTTCCTTAGCTACTTCTGATATGGTCATACCATACTCGAATGCTAACATGAGTTTATGTGTGTTATAGAGTGGGAATTTAAGATTCATAATTCATTGATATAATCCTTATAAGCTTCGGATATCTCCTCGGCAGTTCTAATAATAAGTTGCTCCATTCTTCCACATTCCCTTTCGTCAAACTCCCGGTGGAAACTAATTATTCGTCCCGTGACATGAAGAATTCGGTTTGTGTTCCTCCAGAAATCCTCTTCTCCTGGATTCTTTTCCTCTACCGTCTCAATCCAGTCCAAATCACAATACTCTGGCATTTCCCCAACACTCCACTTTAATGCTGTGGCATAGAAGGCAAGCTGGTCATGTTTCTGTACCTTCGCTTGAGTCCACGGATGCTTCCCTGTCTTATATTCCCTAAAGATATTTTCTTTTGGGTCATATGAGTCTAGGAATGAGAGAATCGGAATACCAGCTACTTCACATTGAATTTTGAATTCAGGTTCTGAATAGAGGACTAGGTCGGGAAGAAGTTCTTTATGTTCTCCTGCTTCAATAAGCTTTGCGATGCTTTTCCCGTATCTCAGATAATTTGTGTCCAACTTGTCTGAATGCTCGAAATATTCTTTTCGATACCGTGCTGGGTTTGATTTCCAGCAAGACAATTGGGACCAAGAGATATAGGGTTTAGGAAGGATTAATTTCATCGTTTGCTTGGAAGTCACGGATATCATCGAGACCTCCTTGAAGATAAGCTTTTTTACTAGCCACAGGGATACTTAACTTGAATTTCTCTTCAGCGGTCAACTTCACCGAAGCTTTAATCCGGTCTTCAATCATATTAAGTGCTTCAAGGCTTCCACACTGTTCTACTGCGGTAAGAGCCTTCTTATAAGCCTCATTACGATTTACTTCAGCAATAACATCATCCTTCTTCATATCTCGCTCAGTAACAATAACCCGAGGCTTCTGGCGCTCACTCTTATTTAGATACTCAGTAAAGAGGTTGTCGATATATGGTTTAATAAGTTTATCCGCTTCCTCAAGTGTTGTTGCCTCAACCGTTATTTCTGGCTGGATATTTGCATATGGGCCAGTAGGAATAACTGCCTTGAGGGTATATTTAACCAATAGTGTAGGAATCGGAGGTGTTGGGACTGATTCTATTGTCTTCGGTTTTCTAGGCATGGATTTTATAATTTAATTGGAGTAAATCTCAATGATTCATTTTCAACATAAGTTGCATCGCCTGTCGACTCAGCTTTCGCTTTCTCTACTTTGAACTTCTCACTTAATGCGAGAACCTTCTCAGGATAAGTCCACGACTTCAGCTTTGAGATAGTGAACCTACCGACTTGGGTGTCTACCTTATCAACACCTTGGTCAATAAGCTCGTTCAGAATATCAACCCGAAGAGCATCTTTCTGGTCACTAAGAGCTTTTATTTGAGCATCTAGTACAGCATATTCTTCAAAGATGGTCATAGTCTGAATAGATTAATGAGATAGATAATATCAGTAAGAGCGATGAATATAGCTAATAGAACAGTGAAGAATCCTGGAAAAAAACCTTTCATATTTTTAATAGTTAGTCATAAATCTATCAATAATTTGACGATGTGCTTCACCATCAGTTAATCTCATTTTCCTTGCATACGACTTAATGAACTTCTGCTGGTCGATTCGTACTCGAGAATTCATACGAACGAAAGGTAATTGTTTAAGTTTTAATTTAACAGCCATTTTTAATTTATTATTATTAATGGGGACATTCTATCATGGTGTCGGTGTCGCTGTCAAGTGTTTTTATAACGAACAATCCGTTCAGCTATTTCCCGCGCTTTTTGGATGGTAATACCAATAATTTGTTCTTCTTTGAGACGTACAATATCTTTGATGTTAATAAAATAGAATCCATCAGAATATTTAATAACAACGTAGGAAGGGAGCGGTGGTATACAAAGTGTGTCGCAAGGTTTTTGGCGACGGTCTTCGTCTGAGAGTTTCCAGATAAGCCCTTCTTTTTCTGTTGCTTGGAGGCCTTCATATTGATGTAATTCTAGGTTGTTAAAATAAAAAGTATCTTTAGTGGTTTGTTTTAATTCATAAAAACCATAAAGACGCTTCTCACGAAGATATTGATTAAAGAGAATCTGTAGTTTAGCCTCTTTTTTTACCATCGAGTAGTTCGATTACTTCTAAATAATGCCGCTCACATAAGAAAATAGATAATGTTCGTATAGTGACATCAAAATATTCTCTTATAATGCTTTTCCCACACATAAAACAAATGGCTTTAGGTACTGGTTTTTTGGTCATATCAATTTAAGGTTAATTTTTCTTGAAAATCCTGCCCACCCATAATCGCCTCATGACAGTCAGAATCGCACCCATCCACGACTAGGTGGATATAGAGATTCTTCTTGAGGGCATTACTCCGAAGTACACGCCCAAGGCTCTGTTCATAGTCAACAAATCTCCATGATTTAGAGGCATAAATGACGCAAGGGAAGCTTGGAAGCTCATACCCTGAAGAAATACTCGATTGTGCTACGACAACGCACGCAGAAGCCCTCTCAGCGCCTTCTACAGCTTCTTTACGGTCCTTTGTTGCACCTATAAGGGTTATTACGGTATATCCCTCCTCTTTAAGCGCTCGTTCTATCTCGAGAATCTGTGCAGTGTAGTTAGCAAAAACAAGGAGTTTAGGGAATTCCTGAGCCCTTTCGAGGATGTAGTCTATCTTCTTGGAAGGATAAATAGTTGTTTTATTAACCATTCTATCCTCCTTATCGGATAACTCCTCAATCTTTTTACCGTAGAGCACTCCATTCTCAATCGTACGGCTCCTAGCGCGCCGTACGAGCGGGTCTGCCTCGGTAGTGGCTAATTCCTTTAAAGCCTTTTTCTGTGGCTCTGTGAGCTCAATTTTGACCTCACGATGCGTTTGCTCAGGGACGTCGAAGAAATCATTTAATGAGCCAGTGTACCCAAATTTCTTAACAAGCCCTGCAAGTCTCTCTCTAGTAGCTGCATCTTTCTTTGGCACCCATATCTGGCGCTGTCCAACACGAATGGTGAGGTAGTATTTATTCCGAAACGCCATAAAATCCCATTTCTCACCAAGAATAGTGGCTATTGCCCACATATTCATAGGTTTTGAGACCGGTGTTGCTGAGCAGAGATAAAGGCGCTCTGGTGGAAAACGTCGAAGATACAGTAGTGTTGCCTCGAATATCTGGGATGTCTTAGGAATTTGCTGACCGCGTCGTTGTCTCATTTCAGGTGAGACTCCGAAGTTGTTATGACACTCATCGATAATAATTGTATCGAAAGGTAAAAGTTCCTCCCAATCACGCCGTAAGTCCTCTTTACTTATTACAGTCAATTTTAATTTAATTCCGAATTTCTTCGCATTCTTCTCCCATGTCTTATCTAACTTCTGCTGCTTGGGACAAATAACTAATGTTGACCCTCTAGCCATTTCCAAAGCAGTACGCGTTTTTGCACCTCCAGTACCTAGGAATAGTCCACACCATTCCTTATCTTCAGTGATAATCCTTCGCTGGTGTTCATAGAGAGGTTCAATCGTTTCCATAATGTTCAAATGAATGAGTAAGTGAAGCTCTCTTCCAATCAGCATTTATAGCAACACCTTCAAATTTAGCTGATGAACCCGAGTTATTACGTTCTATGAAACCAAACTTATTATGTCGGGAGCCATAAGCTTTCATCTCTTTAGTAAATGAAATTTTTGCTTTAAATTTACGTCCATCCTTTGCACAATATTCTTTATAGTTATCGTAAAGCTCACGGGCATCAATTAATCGCCCTTCTTCAAAATCAAGACAGTCTTCAATAAACGCTTCAACAGCAGAGTTTTCTTGACGATATTCACGAAGAAGAGCAATCTGCTCCTTCGTAGAAACAAAAGACTTCATTTCATTCAACATATTTGCCCCGTCAAGCATCCAGTTCAATACACCCGAGGCTTCTTGCGCAAGGAGGCCAGCTTCTCCCCGAAGATTTACGTTTGGAAATGTCCTGAAGTTATTACGAAATACTACCGCAGAGATGCGACGCTCAGTTGCGGTAGAAGTATCATCGACACGCGGCATAATATTGACCGCGAAGATAAACTTCGCTTGAGGTCGAAAAGTAAATTGCTCCTTAAACTTCTGGTCAATCGTAACCATCTCCCCTGAAATGAGCTTTTTGAGTTTATTGCTCTGATAGTAGTTCCCATGTACCTCCTCAATCACGTTCAATCGCATACCAATGAGTCCCCTCATACCAAATTGTCGATATAGGTCTTCGAGGTCAATGTGTGAGGTTGAATCCTTACCAATTATGAGTGATATAGTATCCACGAAAGTGGACTTACCATTTCCTCCATCCCCAATAAGGAATAGGGCCTTATCATAGGTCATTGAGGATGAGAGACAGTACCCTGAGAATTGTTGAAGTATCTTCGTCTTCTCTTCACTCTCGGGCCCATCCATCCATGCTTGTAAACATCCTATCCAGTTGGGGCACTCAGTTTCAGGTGCATATGAGATAGGTGATTGTGAGAGTGAGACATACTCGGGAGTATGTGGCTTTAACTCTCTGGTGTATATATCAAGCAGACCATTCTTAAGATTTACAATCCTACCTCCATCTGGCGTTATTGTTAGGTCTGGTGCTATAGCAACAAGACAAGCTAGTTTATCAGCGACATGCTTCTTTGTTCTAAAATCAGCAAGCATATCCTCGTCAAGAGCATTCAGTATCATGCTGGACATATCTTGGTCGCTCATCATTTTGTACACACCACTCTCGTAATTGAAAAACATTCCAATCGCATTCTTACGGAGGTACGGATGCCGTACTAGTATTTCCTTCTCATAGGTAGAAAAACGCAGTTTGTTCCTCTCCTTTCTTGCCTTATGTGCTACCTGAAAGGCGTCTTGTATCTTCGCCTGCTCATCATCGTCCATGTTGTTAGCGATGACATCATGTTTATATGAGTAGGTGTAGTCATTTCCGTAAGCACTATTGATAGTATTTACTATCTCCTGCATTCCTCCCTTATCCTTCTCGAGGCCGTGCCAACCTACCTTATCTATCTGGTCAAAAGCTTTCTTCTTGTCCCATCCAGCCTGCTTCATTAATGTAGCCGTAATAAGGAGAGATGTATTACGTGAGTTCCCAATGTATGTGCTCGGTGAACCTGATATAAGCTTTTTGAAACTCGTTCGTTCTACAATAGGAAAATCATCATTAACTCTCCTAAAGAAATCTCTTCGCTCACTCTCTGCATACTCTTTCGTCTGTTTTACGAATGGCGATTCTTTCTCTATTCTGAGAGGTGGAAATGCTTCTTCAAATCGAGTGAAGGGGTATCTATTTGCTAGCTTCTTATAAACACCCTTAATTTTAAATACACCACCAGTACCAACTTTGTACGCATCACCCGTCTTCTTCCAATAGAATGTGTCCGGTACACGCAGTATGCGTGTTACATCCTTAACAACAAGGTCAGCCTTCAATGTTACAACAATGCGTTGCTCTATATCCTCCCACCGAGAGATGTGCTGTAGCCATTCTTCTTCAGTGAAGTCTTCTTTATAAATATGTTCATCAAGTGCCCAATAGATATGGTGGCCATTCTTAGTCTCTAGGATGAATGTTGGGTCAAGGCGTTTCTTAATCTCTTCAAGTTCTTCCTTATCTTTCCTACCATCAATATCACAAAAAAACGCATTAAGGTTGGTACATTGTTCTTTCGTATTATCGTTCGCGTCCGCAAAGCCGTTGACCGTGAAATATGACTCATAGCCGTTTTTATTTAATAAGTCCTGCCGCTCATTACTACAAACTGGGGGTCTACCTTCTCCTGTTTGGTCGATATAGCGATACTTATGCCCTGGAAAATAGTCCAAAAACGCTTCTGACTTACTCATAATCTATTTGTTCTTACAAACAGCAAGTCCCCCACCTGATAACCCGCAAAGGTAAAAGAGATGGGGGACTTGCTGTTGATAAGGTTGTTTTGCGGGTTATTCATAACTGGCTTAATTATCTCTCCATACGGTTTAATAAGCAAACTGTGGATAATGTATTGACATGGGCATAGAATTATTTCTATACCCAATCAAGACACTATCTTAAAACGCTTCGTCCACGTCCATGTCAATCTGAGCATCGGACGTCCCATGTGCTGCAAAATCTACTTCGGTAAGTCCTGTCGCTGTATCAGTCGATGCAATTGGTGAGTCCAACTTCGGTACAATTGTGGTCATGGCCATATTGTATAAGAAGTCCAACTGTGCCGAGTTATCCCATGTTTCTACACCCTTGAGAGTAATCTTCTCCCATTGAGGTAGGCCGTTCGAGTTCTCTTTCGTATACGCGTGCTTCACTGGCTTACCGTCCTGATTGACGAACAATGCCGACTTCGGTTTGCCGTCGACAATTGAGGCTTGTGGTTGCATTCGCAACTCCTTCTTTATGTCAATGTTCGGTAGCATCTTGAGAAACGCTTGAGCGTACCCTGAGCTATAACTGAGACGTAAATGGTATACTTCCCCACCATCTTGAAAATCAAAAATCCAGCTCTTTCCATACGCGCCATCGAGTGTCTTGATACCCACTAACTTGGCGGTAAATGAGTCGTAATATTTCTCCCATACTGTATTACCCTTCTTATTTACTCGTGAGATAGCACCAATTTCGCCTTCTTTTGCATTTTGAGTAAACTTCCCATCAAAAATCGTTATCCAATTCCCTCCTTCGTAGTTTTGTAGTCCCATATTGGGGTAGTTATTTGATTAAGCTCCAAAGAGCTGTGTTAGTCTATCATGTGTCGGTGTCGCTGTCAATTAAACCTTTATTCTTGAGATAGAATGGTAGTAGTAATTCCTTCCAGTCGGTCTGGCCTCCTTTCAACCTTATTTGTATATAGGGAGGTAAGCCCGCCACAAAGCGATTAAATCTCTTACGCTCCATCTTCTGGAGTGTAATAATAGCTTCTTCTTTATTCACAACACTATCCAGTCACAATCAGCACACTTCTGATATATTTCATCATTTACCATTCTATCAGTTAACTCTCCTCCACACTTCTCACAAACGGGGAGTTCTTCCACATCTTGGTCATCAAGGCCATTTGGGTAATAGAGTAAGGTCATATTAACTTCCGAGCCATAGAATAATGAGCACAAAAATAATAACTCCAACAATTATTGCGTCCATGATAGTTATTTAATAACATCTTCTTCTGTTATCCCATAGCCATATGTTCTCATATGTCCCATAGCGTATTCACTCATGTGCGGCCATTCCAATGCCCAATATGCTATACCCGATTCATTATCTTTAGGGAGATTATGCGCTGGTACCACTTCTGTACCTTTAGGTATCTTAATAGTGTGGCCTGTATAAGCCGTATAACTTATATCTTTATTTGTCTTCATATTAGTCAATTTCTTTTGTAACAATGAGGTTCCACACAATACGTGTCCCTTCTTTTGCGAGGACACCTGATGTATACCCTTCTTCGATAAGGTGTGATAATTCCTTGCGGTCAAAGTAAGTTACAACTCCATCTCCTGTGGATATTAGTTCTTCGTTAAGTTTAATATCTTCTTCTTTATATTCTCTGTCCATAGTAATTATTTACTTAATAACCTTGTCTGCACGTTGTAAGCCTGCTATAAAGCCAGCTGTCCATGCGACGTTCTCCCAGTCTTCATAGTCAATACCCTCAATAACGTCCAGCACATGCGCGCGGGTTGTCTCATACTTCTCATCGTCGGTATCTCTGATAAGCTTGCCATAATTCTGCCAGCATAGGTCTAGCTCCTCTTCAATAATCTTCTTGATGCTTCGGCGGATAGGTTTTGTAGCCATAATAGTATGCAGGTTGGTTATCTCCTGCTTATTGCCTCCCATACGCTTGTGTGAGGGGCAATAGCAAGGGGTAAGTTACTTATTTAGTGCTTCTAGCTTCGCTTTGCGTTCAGCGTCGGCTATAGCCTGCTGTTCGGCTTTGTATGCTGTGAGGCGCTCGCGTTCGGCTTTGCGTTTAGCTTGCTCAGCTTTGTTTTTCTCATATCTTGAGTTAATGGACGTGGTTATTTCATTTATGAGCCAGTTTTTAGAGTCTTCTTGTGTGGCTTCTTTCATGGGTACACTGTCATAATTAGCATAATCAAGGCGTTCAGTAAGATATTCATCATCAAACGTAAAAACGACACTATCGCCAGTCTTTTCGTCATAGGCTAGTGCGTCGCTTGCGCCATAGTATTTGGCGATGAGGAAGAGCACTCCAGCATAGTCGCGACGGTCTCCATGTAGCCATTCTCTATAATCCTGTGCCGTCTGTTCATCCACGGCATCCTGTAGCTCTTTAGTGAAGTCTGGGGCATAGTCATTTAAAAAGTCGCTATCATAATAGTTGCACGCCTCGTCTTTGAGTTTATTAGTGTATTCTTCTAGCTGTACAGAGAAGTGGTCTGGATAATTTAGAGCTACAAATGCGCCGATATGCTTATTTTGCTTTGATATATTGCTATTTACAGCTTCTGGTACATTAAGCGCGCCAGTTAATTTACTATACTGTTCGTATGTCTTAATGTTCTTTAACAGCTCTTCTTTGTAGTTATAATGCTCTATTGTATAGTCAATGGCGTATATTTGTGAGTCTATATTCCATAAGTCTTCTTGTGTGGCTTCACCAGCACTATATGCCAGCTCGTCTATTAGTGTGCCTGTGGCAGACACAGGGTCTCGGTGTGCCTTGATTAGAATATCGTCGATTGTTATGGTGATGTTCATACATTAGTTTCGATTAGGTTGTTATCGCTCCACTGGTCGCGGGGCATGCTCCACATTGCTTGTGTAACGGCTTCTATATCCTCCCGTATGCCTTTCATTTCCCAGTCATAGTATGTTGGGTATAGGGCAACCTTGTGCGCTTTACAGGTACGTTTTAGGTTTTTGAGTTCTTCCTCATCATCAGAAAAGTCGCCAAGTCCTGATATGGTGATTATTTTCATAGTGTTAATCGTTACCTTCTAATTCACTCATAATCTCCTGCGCGCGTACTTGATAGGCGAGCCATGCAAGGTAGTTGAAAAGGTCGCCGTGCATTTCTGCTTCCGCGATAACGTTATATCCCTGCGTCTATATCTTTTAATGTCTTCATGGTGTTTGGTGGTTAGTTGTATAGCGGCTCTAGCTCGCACTCGCGGGGGAATAGGATAGAAGTACAGTCTTCGCGGGTGATAATCTCTCCATTAGGTGCATAACAAAACTCGTCTCCATTCTTGAGTAGGTGCTCATATATTAGGACAGCGTCGGTGAGGGTCATAGTGTTATATAGTTACCCCAGCACCACACGCATCTAGAAACCGCGAGCGGTTGAATAGGGGATTAGTGGCTTGTAACGCGGTAGCGAAGGCGTTGCATATGATAACCCAACGTGTAATGGCGTTCTTATCTGTTGCTGGTCGTTGTTTGTACAATACATCTGCAATCAACGTAAAATCTTTTTTCGTCATGGTGCTTTGTGTTATTTGTATCTACTAAACGAGACACATACAGAGAGTGTATCAGTAGAGCGGTGTCGGTGTCAAGTGATTTAAAAATGTAGAAAGGGCATAGTGTGGACAACGGTATTGTATAAGGTATAGTAGTATTGTCAAGGTAGGTTGTTTTAGTGTGCCACAACACCAAGTAAATACGCCACATAATAGCACTAACGCGGTGTCGCGTCGCTAAATGTAATATTGTGCGACATGATTTTATGCACAAAACTATATAGCACATCATGTATATACGTAGTCAAGCGCGCCTATGATGTAGATGCCCATTCCTATGGGCATACCTATAGAATTACATTGTATTTATAGTGGGACATTTCACGTGAAACATTATAGACGAAGGGGGCTACCCCTATCCAATAGCCCCCCCTTCTTTTTAGAAAAATAGAGTTCTCCCCCTTATTTAAAAAAGACCCCTCCTTTTTTCTACACCTCCCCTCTAGTACAAACTACCCCCTCCCGCCATTCTTCTATTAAAAAGGGACTGTATTTTTTTATTTTTTACACCTAAAAGTGGTATAATGTTATGTCTGCCACAGAATGGCGTTTCTATCTCAAAAAGTGACATAAGATGACATAAGAAAAAGGTTATGTCTGATTACAATATCCAACAACTACGCCATTCTTGACATACAAAGTGACATAAGACACAAGTTTATTACTTTCTTCTTTTAAATTAAAATTATAATAGAATATATTATAATTTTAAATATAGCGTACGATTCCAAATCTTATGTCTTTATGTCACTTTTGCACTTTTACGGCGTACATACGCCACCGTACGTCAGACATAAGATTTTGAGTTGTGTCACTTTTTACTGTTTTTGGGGGTTTTCGAGCTCATAATCGGCTACAAATTTACGGACCATGACCCTAATCATATCGGAGGTATTGCGCTGTCGGGAGTCTGCACAGGCTAAAAGTCGGCCATAAAGCTCCTCATCAATGGTAAAGACAACTGTCTTTGTAAATTTTCTCATGATTATATATTAATATATTTGTATATATTTTGCAAATATGCTATCGTATGAATATGAGAAGAGGTAGAGCACACCCAACGCCACGGCAGACGGCATACGCTATGAGAGTATGGTCAGGGTCTGGAGAGAGCAAGATGCAGATTGCGAGGGACGTTGGATATGCGGCATCGACAGCGAATGCCCTTGCGTCGCATGTGGATAATACGAAGGGAGTGAATATGGTGATTGCGAAGCTCGCGGCGGAGAGTGGTGGAATGGCAATGGAGGTACTTGCGGAGTATAGGAATCGGGGGCTCAGAGACTTCACAAACAAGGACCTCAACGGAGCACTTAACGCTATTGGGTCCGCATGGGCTAGATTCTCACAACCACTAACCCGACCAGAGCCACAGTCGGGGAATAAGTCAGGAGAGAATAAGTTGAGAACAATTATACTCCAGCAGGTGGAGAACCAGACGATACTGCCACAGGCACCAATAGAGGTACAAGAAGAAGACCCAATGGACTTTTAATATATGGCAACAAAACCCAATGAACAGCATGCGGAAGTGGTAGCTGCACTTATTGAGAATCCCGAACTCATTAAGGACAAACTTTGGAGGATGGAGAATCTGTATTGGATTGTGACAAAAAATGGAACAAAGGAGGTGTTTAAGATGAACCGAGCGCAGAGACATTTCTTCGATAACTATATTAATATAGCCTCCCCATACCACAGGCACGTTATTCTTAAGGCTAGGCAGCTGGGTTTTACGACATTCATCGACTTGTTCATCCTAGATGAGATACTATTCACCACAAATAAGGAGGGAATTGTTATTGCTCATAAGGTGCAAGATGCGACGGAGATATTCGATAAGAAGATTGACTTTGCTCTACGGAATATGGCAGAGGATGTGAAAGGGGCTTTCTTCCGGCTTAATAGGAACTCGGCACGAAAGGTACAGGTGACTATTGATTATGGTCCTGAGAAGGGAGCGACATCTTCGATTGCGGTCTCTGTCTCGGGTAGGTCGGGAACGTACCACTATGTTCATATATCCGAGTTCGCAAAAATGTGTGTGATGTTCCCTAAGCGAGCGGAGGAAGTGGAGACGGGGACATTTCCAACGGTACCATTTGATGGGTTTATCTTCATTGAGAGTACAGCTGAAGGTATGGCCGGTAGATTCTACGAAATTTTTCAAGAGAACTGGGCTCTTAGAGAAAGAATTACCCCTCAACTCTCCCAAGTGCAATTTATGCCACATTTCTATAACTGGCAGTACGATGATGCAGAAATGTCAAAGATTCAAGAAACAATACCTACCTCCAAGATGGAGGAGTGTGAGATTGATTGGGCTGCGTATCAAGAGGAGAATAACCTAACTGACCTTGAGATAACATATTACTACATGAAGTGGCTCCAGTTTGGTGGTAGGACCGGAACAGATGCGGTAAAGAAACTTAAACAGGAATATCCAACCACTCCTGAGGAGGCCTTTCTTTCAACGGGGCAGAATTATTTCCCCATTGCAAAGGTAGCATCACTACTCACACAAACAGTACCTGGGAAGAAGGGAGAATTAATCATGAATGAGAAAGGGGATTTCGAATTCTTCCAAGCATCAGGGGGGAGACTCGAGATGTGGAAACCACCAGAGATTGGTACTAAGTATATTATTGGAGGGGATACCGCTGAAGGACTAGCCCATGGGGATGCACAGGTTCTGTATGTAATTAACCATAAGACAGAGGAATGCGATGCTCTCTATCGGTCCCAAGTAGCTCCAGATGAAATGGCGACAGATGCGTACAACCTTGGTAAATATTACAACTGGGCACTCCTTGGAATTGAATCAAATAAAGATGGACTCTGGGTAAATGATGCACTAGAGAAAGCTGGGTATATTAACCTATATTATCGAAAGGTGTTTGATGATATTACCCAGAAGGTAACGCGATTCTTTGGATGGAAGACAACATCCGCAACGAGACCATTTGCTCTAGCGGCACTTAAGGCGGTATTCTTAAGGAAGCAGGGAGGTTTCCCTGCGGCTCTCCTTAATGAAATGTTTACTTTTGTGCGAAATGCGAAAGGGAAAGCGGAGGCTATGGATAAAAAGCATGACGATTGCATCATGGCCGCATCTATTGGTTATGCGGTACTTCAAGAACAAGGTAAATACGTAGCTGATTCAGTGGGGAGTGAGGGGTTCTCACATTTGAGGGCGGTCTTCGGTGAAGAACAGGCATGAAAAGAAAAGAAAGAGCATACCTAGGGCCAGATTGGTGGGACTACCCGAATGAATGGAACCTACAAAATAAACAACTATACCAGCAAGACGAGTTAAATCGCTCCACCATAATCTCCAAGAAGGAGAAAATATCGTATTCCATAGAGAACATCGAAGTAAAAGAGGAAGAAGGCCTCTAGATACACTCATAAAGCAATTTAAATGGAAGAAAAAGAACTTTTTTGATGAAAATGAATAGTTATCCACGCATTTTCCTTGCATTTCTATGTACAAACGCTA